TTATTCAACAATGCATAACACTGATGTGCAATTTCTAATTCTTCGTTTGTTGGAATAATCAATATTTTAACAGGAGAATCTGTTGTATTAATTTCTCTAATGCCTTTTACTGATTGATTATTTTTATTTTCATCGAAATTTTCTTTATTACTCTTTAATATTTCTAAAATACGTTGTTCGTTTACAAAATCTTTGGCTAATAAATCATTTTCTTTTTTTGAATCATTATGTAATGATCTTGCCTTTAAAAGCATTTCACTAAAAATATTCATTTGAAGAATACCTTCAATAAATTTACGTTTTTCAGTTTTCTTTTGTGCCATAAATGGCATTGTATTATTAGCCGACATGATAACGGCATTATTAAATACTTCTTCGTTGGCACCAATTAATTGTTTTATGTATTCGTCATTTTTTGGAATTGTTGATAATGTCATATCAACATCTTTTTCATCGTTATGTGCTATAATTTCAATTTTAGCAGGATCAAGTATTCTTTTTATCGTATATGATACATTCTTTTTACCATCTTCTATCGTAAATGATAATGAAACCTGACATGTCCCATCATTTTTATTGTGTTGAATTTTATCTTTTTTAAGCTCTCTTATTGTATTTCCAAATAAACACCAAAAAATAGCATCAGATATAGTACTTTTACCTATTCCATTTTTTCCACCCTTATCTTTATTTTCACCGGTTATAATAGTTATTCCAGTTTTAAAATCAATCTCAATTTGGTCTTCTCCGATAGAAAGAAAGTTTTTAATTTTAACGCTATTAAAAATTACTTTTTTCATTCAGACCAATATAGCAGATAATATTGAAATTTCAATTATATTTGCTTATTTCTAGCATTTGCAACATTTGCTTCACTGTGGGATGTTCTATAAACATAACTATGAAGTTTTTTATCTATGAAAAATTCATTTTTTGCCTCTTGCCACAATTGAGTTACCCAACTTAAATCTTCACCATAATTTATAAAACTGAAATGATATTTTTTTGCTAACTTTGAATTCCAAACACAAATATGATATGGTTTTCTTTTAAATGTTGAATTTGGAATGTATGGTTCATGTTCATTTTTTAATCCAAATAAAACTGTTGACACTGGATTGTTATCAACATAACAATTTTGTTTAAATGTTATAACATCAACATTTGGATTGTTTTTGATGGCATTATAAATTTCAATAACGTAATCATCTGAAATATCATCATCGTCATCAACAAAAGCAACAAATTTACCATTTGATGTTTGAACGAGAGAATCTCTTTTTCTACCAATTGTAGAAATTTTATTATCAATCATTATTAAATGTTCAACTTTACCTTCAAGTTTGTTTTCTTTTATTTGTTTTTCAATTTTGTTTATGATTTTCTTTAAATCATTGTCCATTCTTGAATATACGCTTGGTGTTAATATTGAAAATAAAGGGAACTGATCATATAAATCAAAATCTTTTTTAGCCCTTTTCATATAATTTTGTTGATCTAAACCAAAATAAGATTCGTTTTTGATGTAAAGCTGATCATAATCAGTTTTATTATAAACAGGATGAAAATGTTCTATTATTTTTTTATCGATTTTCTGACATCTTCCAAGTTTAACCGATACTTCTGTAAATTCATTATCACACCAAAGGCTTATATATGAAGGATGATAGATATATCCAAATCTATCGTAATATTTTTTACCTAAAATAGAAAGAGTATTGATTTTATCTTGTCCGCCGTCATTATACCATAATGTACCATCGGTGTTCATAAAATATGAATACATATCTTTTCTTATCTGGTCATCATAACCTTTAATAACGGGTACCATGTCATCAGAAGCAAGTAAAAGAACATCCCAACCGTTAACTTTATTAACATCTACATTTATTGCTTGTATTTTAGTCTTACTGTTACCAAAAAAATAAACAAGTTTTATTTTTTCTTTCAATTTTTCCAGTTTAGCAATTACTTCTGGATTGTTCATCGTCGAGTCATCATGATCGCAACTTATCAAAAAAGCTATATTTTTTAAATCATTAGCATTTTCAATATATTTGTTTAATACATCGAAAAACTTATCAGGTCTTGATCGGGTTGGAAATTTAATTAATATTTTCATTTAAAAATTGACCAAATAATGTCTTGTGTTCTTTGTTATTTCTTTTAATATTGGTTCATTATTGTCGATTAAAGATAAACAATTAAAAAGACCATCATTTTTATGATAATTATCTCCTAATGCATTAGATTCAAATGCACGAAATCTTTCTCCGTTTTTTTCATGAAGTTCTTTTTCTTCTGGAATAGTTAATCTGTGTGTATGAGGTATGCTATAGAATCTACCAAATCTGTGTTTATAAGGCGGCAGACCTTCTTTTTCACATCTTACATATAAATCATCATCTTCTTTACCCCAACCATTAAATTCATTACTATAACCATTAACTTTTTTAAAATGTTCATTTTGGAATAAAACAACACCGCCCATTATTTTATCTGGTATATTAACATATTGAAATTGACTGCAATGTGCGCTCATATGCACAGGAAATTTAGGATAACTATAATCAGCTATTTCTGGTAATAAATCAACATCATGAAAACAAACATAATCAGAATCTTTTGCAGAAAAACAAAAACCAACATTGTTAAGAAGACCTTTATTAAAAGGTTTATCGTTATTCTGTTCAACTATGATAATTTCATAATTTTCTACTTGTTTTGAAACATATTTTTCCAAATATGGAATTAATCTATATAATGCTTCTTTGCGATCTCTATATGGTACTATTATAGAAAGTTTATGATGTTCATTGTATATTTTCTTTTTACTGTAATTTTTTTCTAAAAATATAAGTCTTTTTTCAACATCTTCATTTGATGGGTGTGGTATATCTATGGTAAATTTGCCCCATTTTGAAACAAAATGCGTTGCTGCTGCTGTCCAATTCTCTTTATATTTTTCTTTATTGGTAATTGTAGAGTTTTCATCACTTCCTTCTATTGGTTGGAGATATTCTTCGCTGTTTAATATATCAGGAAAAAACCAAAAAGGCGGTACTAATTCTTTTTCAGAAAGATTATAATAAAAATCAATATGTTCAAATGCGTTTGTATAATTTTCATCAAATTTACCAAATTTCTTGATAAGAGCCGCATTTATATACATAAATGCTCCTTGTGGGTTTTTATAAAATCCAATTTTTACACCGTTTGGATATTCAATATCATATAACAAATATTTTGAATTATCTGCACATTTTTCAAAACATAAATGATGAATTCCTGTAGTGTTTGCAGCGTTTATATACTCTTGAAATACGTTTTTATCTTTTATTAAAATATCATCTTCAATTATAAACATGTGTGTGATATTATTTTCTAATAACACATCAATTGCTATGTTTTTTGTTTTTGCTACTCCTAATTTTCGTTTATTACGAATAACAACGTTTGCATCATCATCACTCACGTATGATGCTTTGCCATCATTAACAACAACAAGAAAATCTATTCTGTTCTTAGGTATTGTATTAAGAACTTTTCTGTAATATTCTTTCCTATTATAAGTTATTATCGCTACACCTATTTTATTGCTGTTTGCCATAAATTTCTTTTAATTTTATAATACAATTATCAATTGGTATCACTTTTTCAGCTGGACCATATCCTTGAACAACGCTAAATCCATTTTTTTCAATAAAAACATTAAGACTTTTCATAAAATTTTCTTGAAATTTAGGGTTGTTTCTAATTTTTGATTGTTTGTGATCCGGAATAATATCTTTAATATATTCGGATGAATTATTTATATCTGCAAAATATCTCCAAGGACTTGTGTATCCTTTTAATGATGCTTTATATGTATGATCAACATGTTCCAATGCATTGAAATAATAAGTTGGCATTAAACCAATATCATCTAATACATTTCTGTGATAATAACTAAAAGCACCCAATACATTTGGATATAAATCTATACTAATGCCATTTCCATAATTAACAGTCTTAATAATTGTGGGATTTCCTTTTGAATCTCGATTATGATTACCATGAAGACCAAAATTTAAATGTTTTAATCCTGTTGCTTTTGATGTATTAATATATGCATCAAAAATATTATCATCTATGATTTCGATATCATCTTCCATTAAGAAGATATGTTCACAATCTTTTTCTATAAGATGTTTTAATGCTAAATTTTTTGCTTTAGCAACACCGGTATATCCTTCAGTTTTAATACATGATCCAGAGATATTAAAAGATTGTTTACCATCATTAATACAGATATATTCTGCGTCCGAATGCTTTTTTAAAGCACGACGAAGACTTGAATTTGCTTTTTTAAAGAAATCTATTCTATCACATGTTATTATACCAACACCAATTTTATTTTTTTGCATAATTCTTTTGAATTTCTTCTAAAGATTTTAACAATTCATCTTTTTCAACTGATTTTGGGTCATTTTGATTTGGAATATATTTATTTTTATATAAAAAATAACCATAAGCAACGTTTGCTTTATTATCAGTACCTAAATCAAAAGGAACATCATCTTCTTTTTTATTATTTTTAATTTTAGAAGTTATAATAGGATTGTAATTTAAAGGCGGATAAACTTTTTTATCTCTTAATCTTATAATATAGTCAATGACTTCAAGGTTTTTGCCACCATAAAACCTTTCATCGAAATATCCAACATTTGAAACAATTCCATTAAACAAATACAAAAAATTATGGTTTAATTTTTCAGAAATAGACAAAGAAATATTCTTTTCATCATCTTCAATTGAATATGTAACAACATCTGGACCCGTCATTGCCCAAGTTCCAAACGTTTCAGCTGTTTTTATAGTATTATCAAAAACATTTTTATCTATTATGGTTAAATTAGATGTAATAAAAAAGAAATGCTTTAATTCATTTATTCTAAAATGAGATATAGCCCAATTCCTTAATGTAGCCATTTGTGTTCCGACACTAAACTGTTTTCTTACACAATCTGGCAATGTGTTTTTAGTGTTGGATACTACAATAATGTTTTCTAACTCTGGTAAAGAGTCGTAACATGCATTTAATTCATCTTGTGTACCTATATCTAAGATAGCAATTCCTATATCACTCATATCAAACTATTATATATTGTTTTTATACATTCTTCAACTTCTTTTTTGTTTTCTATGTCAAGTGTTTTGATGTATTCCTCTATACTTTTTAAAATATTATCAGCTTTGTATTCTTTATCTTCATCATTTACCATGATTTCATCTTTTGGCTTCTCATAATCAATTCTTAAATTGATTGGAGATAATGTTGATATTTTTGAACTAAATTCAAGGATGGTTTTTTCGTCATTCTTATCATTTATAACCAAAGATATGATATTGTTTTTAACAATATCTTCTTTAATTTCACTTTCAGGCGTTAATCGATAATGCTTTGGTGAAATATTGTTTTCTATGAATTTAAATGTGCTTTCTTTTACATCAAAAACATAAATTCCACGAGAATCTCCTAAATCACCAAAATTATGTTGGAAAGGACTGCCCAAATAAAGAATATCACCCTTATCATACTTCCTATGATCTTTTTTATGAAAATGGCCTGATACTACAAACTTAGTTTTATCAAAAAGATTCTTCGATTCCATACCATGCTCACACATTTTATGTCCATTCATGTAGAATGATGATATTTCTAAATGTGCAAACATAATATCACTATTAGGCATGTCTTTTATCTCAGTACCCCAAGGTATTAATGCTATTTTTTTGTCATAGTTAGTTTCAATTAACTCTGGTTTAGAATCTATAATCTTTATATTGTTCCAACCGGCAAGAATAGATATGGAATTAACAGAACTGTTATCTTTATAGTAACAATCATGGTTTCCGGTTGAGATATATATAGTAAAATCTTTAAAATAATCAAAAAACCTTTTTGCAATATCTAATGTTTCAACGGAAACTTCACTTCTATTATGAAATATATCACCGGGAATTATAATTTCATCAATTGAATTTTCTTTATAATATTCAGATGCCCATTTTGCAAAATTCAAAGCAATTTCATGCCATTGTTTTGAGTCTTGACCCAAACCAAGGTGTATATCTGAAAAACAACCTATATATCTGCTGGAGATCTTCATTATTCTTTATTTCTTTCTTTCATTATACGTATATTGTTGTTCTTTGACAAGTTATTATATTGTTCCGACATAAACATGATTTCTTTTTGGTATTTTTCATGCGTTTCGTGGATATGTTTTTCTTTTTTAATTCTATTTCGGAAAGCATTGAAAGCAATTCTTGTAAAATAAGAAAACGGATTGGTTCCTTTCTCTCTGTTGTATTTTTTAGCAATCAAAGCTTTCATCATTCTGATGACACCATCACCTACCATCTCTTCTCGGTATGAATAATTGATAAAATTAGGAGCATAGCTTAATTTATGTGAAATTTTACTAACCATTTCGGCTAATTCATTCGACATTTTACCTGTATCATAATATTTCATGATTTCTTCATCAAACTTTTTAGGTTCAACATAGAATTTTTCTTTATCTGCTGGTTTTCTTCCTCTTTTCTTTGGTGCATCTGTTTGCTCTATAACAATAATTTCTTCTTGGATGATTTCAACTGCAATAGGTTCTTCTTCCAATATACTTTCTTCGACCAAATCTACATCTTCTTCATCAATTATAATATCTTCTTCATCGATTACATCATCTTCAATAATTTCATCTTCAATGATGTCATCAATATCATCTTTGAAGGGATAATCGATATTATTATCTAATATTTTTTTGGCTTTTGCGTTATATTTCTTTTTGTTCATATGCATAATTTTCTTTTGTATAAAGTTTTAATCTTTCTTTAAGATGGATTTTAGAATACTTTGTATTATCCGCAATATCAAAAATAGTAGCCATTGTTTTTGTGGGATGTAATCTCAAAGCTCTGCCTATGGATTGCATTATTTTTATTTTAGCTTTTCCAGCAGATGCAAAAATTATATTATGTAAGTTTGGTATATTGATACCAGTACTGAATATTTTTGAAACAGCAACTACAATAACATCATTTCTTTCTTCCATTAAAGCTCTTATTCTTTCTCTTTCGTCCATTTCTGTTGATCCACGGATAAAATAAATTGGTCTGTTTTCTTCACAGACTTTTTTTAATGAAAGTTCAATATTTACACCATGATCTATTCTATCAACCATGATAATTGTATTATTTGGTATTTTAGATGCAAGTTTTGATATAATTTCATTCCTTCTTGAATTATTCATCAAATATTCTAGTTCCAAATTATATTGTTCCGATGGTTTTGTTAAATTTATTGCAAAATTTGGTATATTTTGATGTTTTATGTTTAAAACAACAATTTTAAAATCAGAAACATATTTTTTGTTTTTTAAATCTTTTGTTTTTTCTTCATAAAGAACAGGACCAATTTTTCCAATGATATTCCATTGATCTATCATTGATGGAGGCATTGTTCCCGTAAACCCAAACCTATAATCTGTGGTTATACACGACAAAACTTTATTAATTTCGTTTCCTCGCCTTAAACCATGAACCTCATCAACTAAAAGTAAGTCATAATCAGCAAGTGAAGATAAATCTGTTTTACTACTCAATAAAATTTGAGTACCGGCAACTGTAACGGTAGCTTTTTCATCTGGTAAATTATCACCAGACCATTTTGTGACGTTTATCATACCGTAATTTTCAAAATCTTTGGCAGTTTGAGTAACAAGTTGTATCGAAGGAACCAATACTAATGCTTTTGCATATGGTTTTCCCATACTAAGCCTCATACTTTCAATAATACCCGCCATAATAAGGGTTTTACCACCTGCTGTTGGAATAATAATAACACCTCTACCTTTTTTAACTGCTTCTCTTATAGAACGATCTTGGTGATCTCTATAAATCATAGCATATTTTTTAATAATAGGATCAGAAAACCCTATATTTATTTTATCTATTAAATTTTTATCAACATTGTGTTGAATTCTATTTGAATTTAAATAAGAAACTATGACATCGCATAATCCGATGTCGAACTTACCAGAAGGTGTGATCGAATAAATTCTTGCAGGAGTAAATCTTCCTGCTCTTTTGTAAGCAGGATTACTAATTGAAAAATTTTCCCTTATTTGATTTAAAGTATCAACATCAGTAAAAATTTGACCCTGAGTTTTATTTATTAACTTTAATTCGGTCATGTTGTTTCAAGAACCATTAATTTTGTAGCATTCCCAATGTCATAAGTTATTGAACTGAGTATTTTTTCTACCTTTTCCAAGTATTCAATGCAAATATCTATGTTTTTTATATCTTCATCTATCTTTCTTATCTGTTCTGATGCTTCAATTTTAGCTTTTATTGCAGTTTTTGGCATTCCTGTTGGGATACCTTTGTCTTCAAGAGCTTTAAATGCATCTTCTTTAAGGTCTTTTTTCTTTTTATCCAAATCATTCTTGGATTTCTTTAATTGAATTAATCTTGCAACCCATTTGTGCTTGATTGCAGGAAGCATTAGTTGTTTTTCTAAAATATTAATTTGATCAAACTTAACATCTTCATTCAATTCTTCATAATATTTGAGTAGAATGTCCATAAGTATATAGAAGACATTATATAACATGAATATTAATTTTCAACAAATTATTTTAGATACTTTAAATGAAATGAATACAGCAGCAGTTGGTATTGGTACTACTGGTGCATTTGGTTCAACTACAGATCCAATCCCTAACCCAACAACAGGTGCAGGTTATTCACCTAATGTTAAATTCGACATGTCAGTTGCTGGCGGTGTAAATCCTTCCAGAAAGATTTCTAGAAATAAAAGAAAAAAACATAAAAATAAAATTAAAAACAATGTAGCTTTTCCTAAAGAACCTATAAATAAATCAGTTTTATATACAACTAGAAGAAGTTTAAAACAAACTACATAATGGACACAGGACATTGGATATTAGAAGAAAATGTTACAATAAATCAAAGTACTTTTGGTTTTATCTATGAAATTTCTAATAATATTGATAGAAAAAATTATATCGGTAAGAAGCAATGCATGTCAAGATTAAAAAGAAAACCTTTAAAAGGAAAAACTCGTAACAGAATAGATTTTGTAGAATCCGATTGGAAAACATATACAAGTTCTTCAAGAGAACTGAACGAAGACATAAAAAAACACGGTAAAGAAAATTTTACATTTAAAATATTAAGAACCTGTGATTCCAAATGGTCTTTAGCTTATTTTGAAATCAAAGAACAGCTTGATAGAAATGTTTTGTTAAGAGACGATTACTATAATGGCATTATTAATGTCAGAATAGGTACTCCTCCAAAAGAAGAACTTAAGAAATTTAAAGATAATGGAGTAATTATATAGTATGTCTCATTGCATTTATTGTAATTCTACGGCTCACGGAAGACCTTGTATATTTTCGCCAACAAACACACATGTGCATTTTGATTCACCGGGAAAATGCATTTATTGTGGATCTAAAATGCAAGGTTCCGGATGTATATTCAATCCTTTTGGTAAAAATCATGTAAGAGCACCCGAATTTCTTGCAGGTGTTAAAGAGCAAACTGAAAAATCAACAATTTTAAAATATCTTTACGAACAAGTTAATAAACTCCAAAATTCACCTTATATGTCGCCTTTAAATAGATTTTATAAGAGGCTTTATGAAATTGTTTGTACATCAGGTCAACCTCTTTTAGAGGCATTACAGCTTCAATCCAAACCAACATATGCTAATTTGGACAAAAAACAGAATATGTTGGCACATGAACTCAAAGAAAGACTTACTGAACAATATAAACAACTTTACGAGACAATAAAACATGCTAATTTAGCATTACCACAGGAAATTGTTGAAGAAATCGTCGTTGATGCTATAATGGCTGACGATGAGAACAAATAAACAGTATTTTTTTTACTGTGTCAAAGATGATATTTTAATCTTTGATGTTTTTGACTATCTTGAAGAGCTTGCAGCTGATACTGTAGACTATTTCTTTGATTGGAACTTGGTTAAAGACAATAAAGTATCCTTAAAAAACACAATTTTCAAAGAATTTGTAAATCAAAGGGTTTCGTTTGATATCAAAATGATAAACACAAAGGCTCAGAAGCTGAATTGTAGTGTTTTATGTTATTTCAAAGACAAAAAAGAGTACAACCAGTGGTCTTCTTTCTTTGAAGATTCAGAAAAAGTAATAAAAATGTTAAAGAGGATCTTAAAAAAGAATCTTCCTAATTTTTTTCTTATAGAAGATGGTTTAGACTTGTTCAAAACAATAAACGGTACGTTTAAAAACATTCCAACAGTGTCTTTATCAGGAGAAGATGAAGAGTTTTTAAACAAAAACTTAAAAAAATTAAAAAAGTAGTATTGACTTTCCAATACCTAGTTTGTAAAATATTAATGTGGAGGTTTTAAACTACCTTTATATTAAATTTTAAATAAATTTATAGTATATTGTATATACAATTTAAATATTCTTAGAAATATTTCTTAGTAAAAAATTTTATTTTGTTGACACTAGTGAATTTTCATTCATAATATTCGTATGAAAATAATAGCAATTGGTGATGTTCATAATCACATTAAAGCTGCTGAAGCTATTGCTCAGAAGTATGAAGATACTCATAAGATTATCTTTACTGGTGACTATTTTGATGATTTTGGTGATAATGCAGAAGTAGCTCGTAAAACTGCTTTATGGTTAAAATCTTCTTTGATGAAACCTAATCGTATTCACCTTTTAGGTAATCATGATTTGGGTTATCATACTCGTTGTGAATATATTGATAAAGGTAAAGTAATGAAACTTTACATGTGCTCTGGTTTTACAGAAGCTAAGGATGCAATGATTACTGAAATTCTTGGTAATACGGAATGGGATAAATGTAAACTTCATCATTTTGAAAATAATTGGCATTTTACTCATGCTGGTATGTGTGATGATTGGTTTGAGCATCCTGTTTTGGGTATGACTAATGAAACAATCCTTAAAAACATTAAGGACATGGAAACTTCTTTGTTCAATAGAGAATATAATGCTGCTATTGGTGCTGCTGGTCGTTGTCGTGGTGGTATGTATCCCAAAGGTGGGATTACTTGGCATGATCATCAAAGAGAAGCTCAACCTGTAAAAGATGTTTTTCAAGTTTATGGACATACTCCGTGTGGTGTTCTTGGACATACTCCCGGTTTTAGGGGTATTGATGTGTTTGAAGACAGTGGTGGTGTCAATATTTGTATCGATTGTGGTCTATCTCAGGTTCTTGAGATAGATGAACATGGTGCATGGACTATTATCGATACTGGATTTGATAATTTCTATAAGAAAAATAATAAAAATAATCTCTGGACAAGTTAAAAATAAATGATAAATTAAATTTTATGGGACTATTTGATTATATTCATTTTGAAGCTCCGCTTCCATTAAACAAAAAACAATCAAAGATGTTTGATCATATTCTTTGGAATAAAGAAGATTTTCAAACAAAAGATTTGGAAAACATTCTTGGTAATTATTTTGTTAATAAAAACGGTAATCTTTTATTGGAGATTGTAAAAGGTGATTATATTGATAAACCAAAACCAAAAGGTCATAAAGGATTTTGGTTTCCGTATGAGTTTATTGAAAAATCAAGAACTAAAAAGAAAATACAACATACGGGTGCCGTTTATTTTTATCATATTATTAAAGATAAAAAAGGAAATGAATGGTGGATTGAATTTGTATCAACTTTCCTTAAAGGTAAATTAATGGAAGTAAAATTAGTTAAAATTGAACTTCAAACTACATTTGAAGAAGTAAAAAAAAGAGAAGATGAAATTAAAAATTTATTTCTTAATGATAAGAAAAAGTTTTTAACACGTTTTCGTGTTTTTATGAACAAGATAACCTTTGATACTTGGTCACAAATTGGAAGATTCTTATTTAGACCATTCTTTTTGAAAATATCTTCATTTTTTGTTAATCTTGCTAATTTAACATGGAGGTGTTTTTAATATGAAAGAATATATAATAGGGTTTATAGCTTTTGTCATATGTTCCCTTATATGGTTTATAACATTTGTTTCTTTAAGAACGGGTATTGATTATTCAATATGCTTGTTTAAATAATTCTATGAAAAATATATTATTTTTATCATTGCTTCTGATAAGCGGATGTACCGTTTATTCGGAAAAAAATAGCGAAGCTTTATCACAAAGCGTATATGCATCAAAAGACTCTCTTGATAATGAAAGAGTTGATCTTGCTCAACAATATATAAACCAAGCCGTAAGAATTGTTGTTCCACCAAAGAAGAGAATTCCTGTAAGTCCAATTTATTCTGAGGATGACACAGCAGTTCCTGTACAGGTACATAGCAATAATGCACACAAAACATCAAGGCTTTCATCTTCTGCCAAAGATGAAAATAATGAAAATGTTCAACCTAATAGAAAGAAAGTGGTGACATTACCTGAAAGTTTTGCAAAAGACAAAATTGTTTTTGTTAATAGTTCTGAGTATAAAAAGCTTTTGGAAGATAGGAAAACCGCTGAACAGTTAAAATGGGACTATTATTATCTTAATGAAGATAAAAAACAGGTTGATCTACAGATTGTAAAAGATAAAGATATCAATAATAAAATGATAACTGATTTAAACAATTATCAAAAGGAAGTTTATAAGCTTAGATTTGAACTTCTCTGGAGAGATATAATCATTGGTGGATTATCACTTCTCATTTTAGGATTCGTTTACCTTAAAGTCACAAAACCAATTCCATTTCTATGAACAACATATTCGTAACATTACATAATATTGCACATAACGTAGCATTTGCAGTTGATAGTTGGGCACAAGCTCACCCAAAAGCTACTTTACTAATAGCAACTTTTAGTGTTGGTGTAATTATCGGTGCTTTGTTTTTTTAATTGAAAATATCAAAACATATTTCATTCTTTTTTATACAAGAAAGAATAAAATATCTAAATATGATAATAGATGAAATATCATCATATGATCATATAGTCGATATTTTTATAC